ATGCCACGATGGATGAAGCTGGCGATGAGTTCGCGCGTGCAGTCGAGAAGTTGGTAAGTGCACTGTTCAGGATGAAGTATGCACCCGGTGTGAACATCAAACCGAAAGCGAAGCGCAACGTCATCAGTGCGTTGCTGACGAATCGCGCATGGTTCGAGGTTGGATATACGCAGCGTGACAAGAGCAGCGAACAGGCAATGACTGATCTGCAAGCACTCAGTGATGAGTTGGCGAAGGCAGAAGATGATGAAGAGATCAGGGAGATCGAACAGAAGCTCGTTGCGTTGGAAGAGAAAGTCGAATTCCTGCAACCGAGTGGTCCGTATGTCAGGATACGCTTGCCACATCAAGTACTGATCGATCCGAATAGCACTGATCCGGTTGGTGCAGATGCGAATTGGATGATGGTCGAGGACCTGCTGCCGACTGAGTATATCAACGCGATCTATGCAACCGAGGATGAGGACAAGGAAGAATTCCGCAGCATCTTCGAGCCGACACACATTATGAACGGTGGCAGTAAGGGCAGCGACAGTGATGGTGAGTTCTCGCTGTTCAACAAGAATGACAACAGGTATAGCGCGTATGGGTTCGATACGCAGGATCAGTTCGACAAAGCATGCATGACCAAGGTCTGGTATGTGTGGGACAAGGTGACACGTCGCTTGGAGATGTATGCAGACAACGACTGGAAGTGGCCGATCTGGGTGTGGGATGATCCGTATGGATTGCAGGGCTTCTTTCCATTGGTGCCGATGTGGTTCCATGAGAATCCGATTGCAATGTATGCCAAGGGCGAAGTCAGCTACTATCTGGATCAGCAAGACCAGATCAACGAGATCAACGATGAGAAGCGACGTGCGATATTGTGGGCACGGCGCAACATCTTCTTCAATCCAGAGACGGGCATCACACAAGAGATTGCTGATCGGATACTGAAGGGACCAGATGCAACTGCAACACCGATCAAGTTGCCTGAAGGCATGAAGGGCACCGATGCGATCTTCAGCATACCGCCACCGAGCACTGCGTTTGCAGCACTATTTGACAAGAAGGACTTGTATCAGAGCGTTGACCGAATTGCATCCACGAACGAAGTCGAGCGTGGTGGCGAATTCAAGACGAACACGACCAACCGAGCCATCGATTACTACTCAACTATGGGTAACATGCGCATGGACATGCGGTTGGACGCGATTGAAGATGCGCTTGGTGATGTGGGATGGAAGCTCGCCCAGCTATGCCTCAAATTCATGGATGCACAAACTGTATCACAGATAATCGGTATCGATGTGAGCCAGTTCTGGCGTCCGCTCGATAACCTGCGCGATTTCTCAGCGTTTAGCGTGCAGGTGGTTGGTGGCAGCACACAGAAGTTGACCAGTCAGCAGAAGAAGCAAGAGGCGGTGCAGGTTGGTCAGGTGATGGCGCAGTATGTGAAGGCTGCACCAGCGAGCGCATTGAAGGTCAGCTTGCAGATGTTGAGTGAAGCGTTCGATGACTTCATCATCAGCAAGGAAGACTGGGACAGCATCGAGCAAGAAGTTGCGATGATGGCTCAGTCACAACAGGGTGGTGCACCGGGCCAAGCGCAACCACAGGGTGGTATGCCGCCGCCAAGTGGCGCTGCACCGGGCGCACCGCAGGCAGGTGGTGGTATGCAAGTTGCGGCAGCAGTAGTGCAGGCTTTGCAACAGCTTCCACCACCTGTTCTGCAAGCGATTGGTAATGCACTCGCACAGGGCGTTCCACCGCAGCAGATATTCCAACAGATGTTAGCAAGCCAAGGACAAGGTGCACCGCCTAGTGCAGCACCGCAGGGAGTAGCAGCATGAGTGGCACAACTGAGGATACGATCCTCAACACGATACCTGACTTTCAAGACGGTGGTGGGAGTGATAGCGGTGGTCAATCTACTGATAGCGGCCCAGCGCAAACGAGTGCGCAGCCGACGCACGATGGCGGCGACGCCACTACAAGTGCGCAGCCTACTGAAGCTGGTGGCGAAGGCAGCGCAGCACAACGCGATGCAGCAGTCCGTAGGCGACACGATGGACTTGTCGAAGTCCCAAACCAAGAAAATCCTAATACCCGCGATCTCGTTGACCCGATCACAGGACGGGTAGTTGCCAAGGGTGGCATCGAGCGGCGTGTATTCGAGGATGGGCAGCGACACGCGCGTGAGAACAACCAACTGAGGACGCAACTGAGCAATGCTACGCGACAGTTGGCGAGCATCAATGAGGTCACGCAGGAAGCAGTTCGGCTGAATGTCGCACCACAGGATCAGATTGCAGCGATCCGTGTGATGAGCGATTTCCTACGTGACCCGGTGAAGACGCTTGAGTATTTGGTAGCCGAAGTCAAGAGCAAGGGCTATCCGATACCATTCTTGGAGCAAGGTGTCACACCGGGCATGGACATGACTGCCATTGCTCGGATGATCGACAACAAGATGATGCCGTTGACGCAGCAACAACAAGCTGCACGACAGCAAGCCGAGCTGAAACAGAAAGCCGAAGCCGATCTGCAAGTGTTCCTGGATGATAACCAGGAGGCGAATTCCAATCTTGACGTGCTGGCCGAAATGTTGAATGCTCAACCCGGCCTATCCCTCCAAAGTGCTTACACCAAAATGATCCGGTGGTCGCACGAGAATGGACTGGATTGGACACAGCCGTTGAAAGCGCAAATTGCGCAGCAACGTCAGCAGCCTACCCCTCAGCAGCCGACCCAGCAACAACGTCCGCTTCCTGGTCGCAGGAGTGCAGGCGGTAACGGTGCCACACCCGTAGGTAACGGTGCAGTCACACAGTATAACGAGAATGCATCGTGGGCCGATATCATTCGGCAGTCGATGCAGGAACATGGTGTTCAATTCAACTGAGAGGGTAGGCTATGCCTGTAGGAACAATCATCCCGGCTGTTGCAGATGTTCTGCACAGCACGCTCACCAAGTCACGGCGAAAGCTGGTCATGGCGAGTATCAAGTCGAATGCACTGATGGCGTGGGTGTTCGCCAACGACAGAGTGGAGTATGAGGATGGAGGTTACAACATCACAAATCCACTCACGGTTGGTCGTAATCCAAACATCACAAGCTACTCATATTACAGTCCACTTCCCGTCAACCAAACAGACGAGTTCGATACTGTTGAGTATGGGTATAGCAGGGTCGCTGGAACAGTCATTATCTCCGATCAAGAGCAAGACGAAAACAACGGAGCAGCCGCCATCTTCAAGCTGATGAAGGAGAAGATGAATGTGCTGGAAGAGAGCATCAAAGATAAGTTCTCACAATACCTCTACGCTGTCGGTGGTGGAACTGATCCTCTTGGTCTCGGTTCTCTTATTCCTACTAATCCCCTTGTTGGAACCTTGGGTGGGATCAACCGTGCTACGCAGCCTCAGTGGCGCACTTCTGCTTACGTCTTTGCTGGTGGAATGGACTCGACCAACATAGAGGAAGTGTTCGATGATGTGCTGATGGACTTGACGCTGAAAGGTGACAAGCCATCGGTGATCCTCACTGGCCGCAACATCTACCGCATGTATCGGCAGGCAGTGCGTGACAAGATGACTATTCCGCTCAGCGAAGGTAAGGCTGGCAAGCGGATGTTCGATCTTGGCTTCGAGGGCTGTCTGCACAATGGCATCCCACTGATGTATGACGAAGACTGTCCGGTCAACTACGCATACTTCATCAATGACACGTATCTGCGACTGCACATGCTGCGTGGTGTCAACATGAAGGTGAAGGAGTTGGTCGCGCCGTGGAACGTTGACGCGGTGGGTAGTCGTGTTGTGTGGCAGGGCCAGTGGTGCTTGTGGCGGGCGTTCCGCACACATGCAGTGTTGACCAACTAGGAGTGTGCCATGAGTGAGCATGATCGTAGCGTTGAAGCAGCAAGGCAAGAGCGCGCAACGGAACTTGCAGCACGACGTGACGCAGACATCGAAGCGCACAAGACAGCGCATGATGCGCAGATAGAAGCGCAAGGCGAAGCTGAATTCCAGGATGCAGGGTATGACGAGACAATACCTGGTCAGGTTGAGGTTGTAGCTGGCACACCTGAACATGAGCGCGAACTGAAAGCATTCCCGAATGCATCATCGTATGGTCCGCATGTGAATGTTGTGGTGGCACCGATCCCAGAGCCAGAAGAACCGGAAGTGCTAGAACCCGAAGTTCCGCCTGATGCACCAGCAACGCAACCGTCGAGGTATTGATGGCAACCTCAAACATCGACTTCAAGCCATCATTCCAAGCGGAGAAGGTAACAGGTAAGTTCACACGTATGGTGATGCACATCGAAGAAGATGTGCGCAGTGTTGGTCCACTCGGCAACAAGCAGGTGATCACACGCAAGTTGGTGCCGAAGCAGGAACACTTCACCGATGGGTGGATGGTCTACTTTCCACAGGGCCACAGCATGTTCATTGCTGCGGATGATGAGGAACAGTTGGCACGCATCGGTGTGCTTGGACAACCGAAGCTCGTGGACATGAACTCTGGTGAGGAAGTGCCAGCAGATGCTACGCTGACACCGAAGGAGATCGTGGAGCGATCACAACACAACAGGCCACGTGCCCGGTCGGTCGGTGGACTGACTGCTGTAATGGAAGGAGACATTGAGTAATGCCTAACATCATGGCTATCGGCACGAACTTCCCGCGCCGGATCAACATGTATGTGCCTGCGATGGCATACAGTGCTGATGTGAACTACAACGGTGCAACACGTGTGAACTTCGGTGCACCGATTGCAGCGGTTGCGAATAGTGTCGCAGGTGGTGTGAGCATCAACGCTGCGGGTCAAGTCGATCTGAGCAATGCTGCACTGATCGCTGATCCGTTTGGTCGCAACATCACGGTTGTGGCGAGTGGTGCAGGGACCAGCAACGTGACGGTGTTCGGTTGGGACTACATCGGTCAGCCGATTGCTGAGAGCTTCACGCTAAATGGCACCACGCCTGTAGTTGGGAACAAGTGCTTCAAGTCGTTCAACTACGCGACGTTCGGTGCAACGGCTGGCACGACGATCAACATCGGCACCGGTGTCAAGCTCGGGTTGCCATACAAGTCTATCCGGTGTGCGTATGAAATTGCTAACGGTGTTGTTGCTGCTGCTGGCACATTGCAGGCACCTAGTTTGGTCGATCCACAGACGAATGCCACGACTGATCCACGTGGTGCATACACGACCACTACCACGATGAATGGCACGAACATCATCAGCGCCGTGTTCGACATGGTGAATGATGTGAACACTGCCAACCATGGTGGACTGCACGGACTACAGCAGGCTGCTGCGTAGTCGAAGGAGTAGCCGATGCCAGTGCTTGTGCGCGATATCGTGAATGCGGTCATCAACGAGTTGTCACAAGTGCCTGGCATCGCTACGCAGGTGTATGCGTCTGGCAGGATACAGCAACATGTGCAGGATGCACTGTTGTTGGAGATCGAAGAGATGTGGTGGCCCGACTACATGTGTTATCTCGGGCCGATCCCACTCGATGGCACGACTGGTAGCTTGACGCAGGACTTGGTTGGTCCGCTCGCTACTATCACTGAGTATCACGATATTGCTGCGGTGTTCCGAGATGGCAGCAACAGGAAGCTGCGTGAGTTGCCACAGAGCATCAACCCGTTTGCACCGCGCAGTGGCATCTCAACATTCTACATGGCACCCGACTACACGACCCCTGGGCGACCGTTCAAGGTGTATCCCAAGGATAGCACGTTTGGTGTTGTGGTGTGGGCACGACAGCGACCCCGATTGCCGCTCGACATCAGTGACACGCTCTACCTGGATGGGTTGTTGCTGCAATACGACGCATGCTGGATGTATGCAGTCGATGATGGCACGATCCCGGCACAGGTCAACAAGTTTCAGGTGTTGGCGCAGAACCGCAGACGTATGATCAAAGCAGCGTTCGCGCAACAGCCACTTGAGCTTGATCCGCGCTATCCTGGTCAGGGTGACATTGGTGCTGATAGTGGATGGGATGGTGGCTACTTCGTATTGGATGAGGACCCACTTGCATGACGACATCGTTCACACGTGGTGAAAATCCACTGCGCGCTGACAAGCTGAACCAAGCGTTCAGTGAACGGTTGAATCGTCAGGGTGATACGATGCAGGGCATGCTCACGTTGTGGCGTGATCCTGTCAATCCGTTTGATGCTGCGACGAAGCAGTATATCGATAGGAACTCGATCCCACCAATTTCAGTTAGTGACACACCACCGAACTCACCACCGAATGGATCACTGTGGTTCGACAGTGTTGGTCAGCAACTGTATGTTCGGTATAACGATCCGAACTCTGTGCAGTGGGTGCCTGCAACTAATGTTGCGGCACTTGCTGGTGGTGGCCCGTTTCTGCCGCTCAGCGGTGGCACAGTAACTGGTGCGACGACATTCAATGCAGGTCTGACCTCTCAATATCCTGGCACAGCTAATCGCTTAACCAGCACGCCCACACATCCGAGCGCGACATATGTTCCTGGCTCCTCGCAATTATTCAGCTACTACGTCGCCGCATCAGGAGGAGGTAATCGCTTCGATGTGGTAGCTAATTCGCAGTTCTATAGCTCGATCACTGGTGCACCGGACACATTCGTCTTCAACAATCTAAATGTCGTAGATTACGCAGGCAGTGGAGGACAAAGCCAACTCGTAGCGACCTACAACCAAGCAATCCGGCGCACACGAAACGCAGGAGGTGTCCCGAACAATCCAGAGATATTCGGTGCCGTGTTTGAAGCGATTGACTTCACCAACTCCGACAGCGCCGCGTCCAACGGGATGAGTGGCGTCGAGATTGACATGACCTGCGGCAACACCGATAGCGCACACAACAGGCGCGGCTTCGGCATGTATCTGAACAGAGCCAACGGAGGCGACGTGGCGCCGGTGGTCAGTCTAGGGATGCACCTCGCCGCCAACGCTGGCAGCTACGATACGGTGTTAAAGATTGAGACGCCGTTCAACATCGCAGCGATTGATCTACGGTCGGCACTGGCAACGGTGGGCACAGCGCACCAGATATGGCTGGGCACGGCGGGCACCATTGCGCTTGATACACCAGCGTCGTTTACACTGAGCGGTGATACGACAGGAGGCATGGTCCTTGCGGCCGCCGCAGGACAACCTGCGCGCATTATTTATCAGAGTGCGAGGACATGGTGGTCGGGAGCATGGTCGGATGGTAGTTTCTACATCACTGATCAGACAGGGACAGCCAATCGCATCACGATTACCCCAGCAGGTGCGATAACTCTGAATGGCGCAGCGACTATAACCGCCGGGTTAATACTAAACGGCAGCGTGCCGCAGTTCCGCCTCAGTGCGGCGGCAGGAGTCTACCGAGCAGTGCAATGGGAGACCTCCGGGTCAGCACGTTGGGCTTGGGTTTGTTCTGCTGATGCGGAGACCGGTGGAAATATCGGGAGTAACTTTTACCTGGGACGTTATGACGATACCGGTACCCCCGTTGGAAGCCCGCCGATCTCGGTAGACCGTCCGTCTGGCGCAGTCACTATGAACAATGGCGCCAACTTTGGCGCCCAGGTCGGTGCGTCGAATACCGATATGTCAAAGCATATCGCGCTGCATACTGTCGGTTATGGCTTTGCCATCACCGCCAATCGTCAGAACTATATCGTGCCAGGACCGGCAGCGCATGTATTTCTCACTGGCACCAGCGATCGCCTGTCGATCACAGCTACGGGGCTGGGGTTCAATGGCACAGCAGCGGTCGCCAAGCCGACCGGTTGGGGTGCCGCTACCGGCACAGCAACGCGCTCTACGTTCGTCACCGGTTCCGTGACGCTTCCTGTGCTGGCTGAACACGTCAAAGCACTGATCGATGACATGATTGCCTACGGACTGATATGACCATGAGCGCCACCATCGATCGCAACCAGCCCGTCACCGTCACACTCACACTCACTGCTGAGCATTGGGATATGATAGGGCGTGTGCTGGGCAAAGGACCATACGAGGTCGTAGCACCACTGCTTGTTACCATCCACCAAGAGTGTATGCGTTACGCTGCACCAGTGCCAGAGCAGATACAGCGCAGCAACGGAGAGGATCAACCTAGTGTTTGATTATCCGAACTCACCTGCGGTTGGCGATACTGTAACCAGTCCGAGTGGTGGTGCGTATCGTTGGGATGGCACGAAGTGGGTATTGCAAGCAACGGTTGGGAGTAGCGGTCCGTTCTTGCCGTTGAGTGGCGGCACGGTGTCACCAGGGCCATTGAACCTGACGGGCCTCTCTCGCCAGGGATATGCCACGAACCCACCGACCTGGGCATCAAACAACCCTAACGGCAACGGCTGGTTTGAACTAATCGCTGAGGCGCAGTTTTACTCGAAGTCAGGTGGTATCGCGGTTGCCGCTGTTGGGCGGGCGAGCGACTACACCACCGGCACGCCGCACCAAGTCTATGCCTTCGCGGGTATGGGCATGGCGGATATTGCCGGCGCGGTTGCTGAGGGTATGTATCTCGAAGCAATCGCGACGGTCGCCGGCGCTAATGCGAATTGCATCGAAGTGGACGCGATTAACGCAGGCGCTGCTGTGCCGACGATAAATCCATATCAAACACTCAATGTTGGCGCGGTCGCCGGCATCGTGGTCGCCTCTGGCGGTGGCGCCGGTGAGAGACCAGGACCGCTATACCCGGCCAGCGCAGCGATCATAATAGACCGTAACGCTAACAACTTTATACGAGGCATTGTTTTTGGCGCGGGGGGTATCAACGGCACTGACGGCACGACCGGCACCGGCATCGCTGTTCAGATGGCAAAGGGTCATGAGATACAGTGGACACACGACAATAGCGGGGCGCGCAATTCGTTTATTCGTAGTGACATGAACGTCGCTACTGGCACCGGCATCCTGTTTAGCGCCGGTGCATTCTTCGTTGTCGATACAGCCAGTGAAACCCCGAGACTGTCGGTCACCGCCGCTGGGATGACGAACGTCTATGGTGGTATTGCCTTTCAAGGTGCTCCTGCCAGCGCCTCTGATCTGGCGCACGGTTTGGCCCTGTATGGCAGCACGGTTGGACTGAATGGCTATGCCAACGACATAAACCTGAATGTGCCTACGGGAGGTAACTTCAATTTTGTGATCAACACCGCGAGTATCGGGTTTATAGATCACACCGGAATAAATTATCTGCCGATAGGACAGACCGGCGCGGCGGCTGGAACGTTTACCACTCTCACCGCGAATAACGTAGCAACGCTCAACTCTGGGCTGAGCTTCGCGAATGCGGTTGCGCCAGGTGGCGTCACTGATCTCTCGAAACACATCATGCTCGGATACGGCGGCATCGGATTTAATATCACCTCCGGTAGCCTGAACTACGTCGCGACCAGCGGCAATGTGCATAGTTTCGTCGTCAACGGCGTGGTGGTAGGCACCATCGGCGCTAATGGCATTATGACCGGCCCAGCGGGCAGTCCAACTTGGACAAGCGGCAGCGCTGCACCAGCCGCAACCGCACCAGTTGGTTCGCTCTACTCACGCACGGGCGGTGCGGTTGGTACCACGCTGTATGTATCGCGCGGTGGCGGAACGTGGGCAGCGGTGGCAGGAGTGTAGCATGACTACCACACCGTATCTCAAACTACAGAAGCCACCATTCGATACAATACCGTGGGATGAAGCCATCAACGGTAACATGGATACGCTTGATGCGTATATCTCACGCTTCATCTCGATCCCCAACTATGCAGGTGGGTGGGGGAATAGCGTATCGTATGTTGCAGGGCAGAACGTCCTAGATGCGAGCAATAGTCAGATATATCAGTGTCAGGTCTCGCACACGAGTTCAGCGTCGCCTGTGACGTTCACACAGGATCGTGCCACATACCCGACGTATTGGGTGCAGACAACCAACGTCGTGACTGTGCAATCGACAGGAGATGTTGGGCGTAACCTGATACACAACGCGTTGTTCAACATTGGCCAGCGTGGTGTTGGTCCATTCACTGTTAATGGTTATACGCTGGACCGGTGGGAAATCGTAGCTAATACCGATACGTTCTCAGTAACGCAAACCCCACTCAACGATAGTGATCGCGTAGCGATTGGCGATGAGCAAGCAAGCTCTATGATTGCTAACACGTTCACTGGCACGTCCGGCGCAGGCGCATTCACGGTTCTTATTCAACCGATAGAGAACGTGCGTCGCCTCGCTGGCAAGACTGTGACTGTAAGTTTTTGGGCGGCATGCGGTGGAACACTCAAGTTGGGTGTCAACGTCAACCAACTCTTTGGCACAGGTGGTTCACCGTCTACGACTGTTCCCGTCCCAGGACAATCAGTTAGCGTTACAGGAGCATGGACACGATACAGCCTCGTGTTCACGCTACCAAGCATCAGTGGCAAAGTGCTTGGCACGAATGTCAACCACGCGACGGGACTATACTTCTGGTATTCAGCAGGCGCTAACAGTGCAATACCGTCCGGTAACGTCGGTGTGCAGTCTGGCTCCATCTACCTGTGGGGTGTGCAGCTAGAAGTTGGTAGCACTATGTCGCCACTAGAGAAGCTCGACATTGCAGACGATCTGGCGAAGTGTCAGCGGTTTTATCAGACCGGAGCTATACAGTTCTATTTCTACAGCACGGCAGGACAGACTGTAGGAGTTTCCGCATCTCTTCCGGTTTTTATGCGAGCGCCGCCAACAGTGACGCCGGTTTTTACGGTCAGCAACGTCACTGGTGCTGCGATGTCACCACTTGGTAGCGATACAGTAAACCTGTATGGCACAGCGACGGCAACCGGCACGGTCCAGTTGCAAGCAAACTTCATCGCCAGTGCGGACCTCTGAGGATACATGTATCTCAACAAAACCAGTGGCAACCTGAACCCACGCGGTCAACAGCCGCAGTCGAACTTGCAGGTCTCGACCGTGCGTTCGTTCGAGGGTGGGCTGAACGTCACCGACACCGACCTGAACATGTCACCGAAATTCGCCAAGGTGTTAGACAACCTTGAGCGTAGCATCGATGGCTCGCTCGCACTGCGTCCTGGCACGAAGCTATTCAGCAACCAACTCAGCGATGCTGCTGACATTGTGAATTGCTACTACTTCGTTGATCACATCATCACGATCCAGACCAGCGGTCGCATGTATAAGGTTGCTGCGGATGGCAGCGTCGTGGAGATGACGATCAGCGGTGGAAAGCCGTGGCCGACTGGTGTGACCGAAGTCAACTTCACTATCTTCAACAGTGACCTGATTATCTGCAATGGGCGAGACAAACCACTGATCGTCAGTGGTGATCCCAGTGATCCGAACTACTTGCTGGTGCAGTTCCTTGTTGATCTGGCGACGATCACGAATGTCAACACGCCTGTTGGCAAGTATGTGATTGCACACTCACAGTATACCTGCATCGCTGGTGTAGTGACTGATCCCAGCACACTATTCATCAGTGCACGCAACACGAGCGGGACATACTTTGGCGATCCAGCACCGAACGACGCTGTTAACGTTGATCTTGGTCCTCGCGTTTCTCTGGGTTCCGCTACGATTACTGGATTGGTCGCTTATCGCGACAAGCTGTTGGTCACGTTCGAGCGTGGAGTGTTGCCTGTTAACTTGGGTGTCTACACAGGCACGCCAGCAGTGCACACTCCCACCGATGACGGGTTCATCGAAGAGTATGGGTGCCTCACGCACAGGTCGC